CGATGCCGACGCGGACGGCTGGATTGACACGACGGACATCACCGAGGGCACGACGGGCACGTACACGGGTGACGGCACGGCGTTTGCGCCGACGGGCAAGTACTACAGCTCGAAGGACACGCTGGACGTGACGCTCTCGGCAAGCCTGACGGACGGCACGGCATACGTGATCCTGCGGTACTGGGATATGACGGCGTGCGACCTGGCCGCCGCGTAGGGGGTGCCGCATGGGTAGGACGATAAACGTAGCGTCCACGGCGATTACCACGACCGGCGCCGCGGGCTCTTCGACGGGCTCCGGCACCGTGTCGTGTGTGCCGGGTGAGCTGGCGTTTGTGAAGCTGGACTACCACGCCAGCGCGCCGGGCGCGACGACGGACGTGGCGTTGACACAGGCTGTCGAGCCGACGGCGATCCTGACCAACACGGACAGCGCGACGGACACGACCGTCTGCCCGAAGCTGACATGCGTGGACACGACCGGGACCGCGATCACGAACTCGCACGCGCCGCTGTACATCCACGGCGCGGTGAGCGTGGCCGTTGCGCAGTGCAACGCGCTGACGGCGGCCGTGACGGTCACGATCGGGACTTGGAGTTGACGATGGCATGGTACAAGGCGCAGTGGGCGTACAGGTCTGACCTGTGGCCGGAGCCGATCGCGGAGGGCGCGGTCCTGGACGTCACGGACGATCAGGCGGCAATGCTGAACCGTGACTCGCCGGGCGTGCTGAAGCCGGTGAAGATGGTCGAGGACAAGCCGAAGCCGAAGCCGAAGGAACAGCCGAAGGCGCGCGTGGTCGAGGAGCCGCCCAAGACGACGGCGAAGAGGTCACCACGCAAGAGGACGAAGGCTGACTGATGAGCGGCATTGCATCGTACGCGACCACGGCGCAACTCGCGCAGCGGATCAACCGTGGCGAGGGCTGGACGGACACAGAGGAAGCGGTGTTGGCTGAGCTGCTTTCGGACGTGTCGCGGCTGATCGAGGAGTACACGGGCCGGCGCTATTGGGACTCGGCGGCGGGTACCGTGCGCTACTTCACTGCCGCAAGCGCGGCGGTGCTGTTCGTGGACGATGCAACGACGATCACGGCGGTGGAAACGGACGAGGATGGCGACCGCACGTATGAGCACACCTGGGCCGCCACCGACTACGACAAGCTGCCGTACAACGCGAGCGAACTCAACAAGCCCTACACGCGGCTCCGCGTGACGCCGACGGGCAATTATTCGTTCCCGGCCGGCGTGCCGAAGGGCGTCAAGATCACGGGCACCTGGGGCTGGCCGGCGGTGCCGGCGTTGGTGCGAGAGATGACGTTGCTCGAAGCGTCGCGGCTATGGGCGCAAGGCAAGAGCCCGAGCGGCGTGGTGCAGTCGCCGGAGCTTGGCACGTTCATGGTAGAGCCGGAGTTGCACCCGCAGACGATGGCGCGGCTGAACATCCTGAAGCGCGTGAGGGTGCGCTGATGGCTGACAGTGGCGTGGTCGTCAGGGTGACGCGGCGCGTGCCGGACGACGTGTGGACGCAAGCATTGGAGCGCATGTTCAAGGCGCTGATCTACAAGGCTGCCGAGTACGGCAAGGACTTCGTGCCCGTCGACCGTGGTGCGGGCCGCAGGAGTCTGAGCCCGCAGTCGGCGGACGTCAAGGTCGACGGCGGCAAGTGGCCGTCGTGGGCGAGTTACGGCCCGAAGGTCAACGCCACGCCGTACCTCGGCTACTTGAACGCCGGAAGCTATATACGGACGTGGGTGCCGCCGTTTGCCGCGATCCAGCGGTGGGGCGGGCATAAGGGCATGTCGGCGGTCGAGGTCGGCACGATCTACGGCGCGATCAAATGGGGGCCGAAGCCGCAGAAGGTGACGTATCACTACGTGGGCAACCCGAACGCGACTCCGCGCAAGGCCGGCCACGACAAGTACGGCACGCAGACGAAGGGTTGGTTCAATCCGGGCGTGCCGGATGCGCTGAGGGGCGGGCGTGATCTTGACGAGGCCGCCAACGACTTCGCGCGCGACATCGAAAAGCGGTGGAACAGGCGATGAGCGCGCAGAGCATCGACGTTATCCGCGACGCGATCCAAGCCAGGCTAGCAACGCTTGACGAGCCGCTGCGGGCTTACGACACGTTCGACGAGCAGATGCACGCGCCGGTCATCGTCGTGGTGTATCCGCAGCCGCCGCAGGGCGGGGCGTTTGAGTTGGGTGGGCCGGGCGCGTGCGCGTACCGCTACAACTTCCGGCTCGAAGTCTGGTCCGACGCGCAGGCGGGCGTCATGCGGGCGCAAGATCGAGTGGACCGCTACATCTCGCCGACGGACACGCACGCGAACAGCATCGAATCGAAACTAGAGGACCGGACGATAGACGACAGCCTGACGACGTACACCACGAGCGTCAAGGTGGATGCGTTCGACTCGTACGCGATGGTAGAGCCGCAAGATGGCGGTCGATTCATCGTGGCGACGGTGCCGGTCGAGGTGTACTGCGACAACGCATAGGAGCGGAGCATGGACAACAAGTGGGTGGGCAAGCGTTTTCGGGCTCGGTGCCTGATGCACCTGCCGGACCAGGGGGAGAAGCGGCCGGGCGAGGAGTTCGTGTTCACCGACGTCTGTGCTCGCTACGGGCTGCAGCCCGAGTCCTGGCTGGCGATCGGCAACGCGGAGTTGGTGGGAAAAGTGACGCCGAAGCCTACTCCCGCGCCGAAGCCGCCCGACGAGCCGAAGCCCGACGACAAGCCGAAGCGAGCGGCTGATGTGGCTAAGGTGACGCCGCCGTCGGCGGCCAAGGCAAGCAAGAAGGGCGGTGACTAGTGGCAACGCCAGGTCACAGCAAGGCAGCCCGAATCTACTTCGACGGCTACCGCGTCACGCAGACGGTGAACAGCGGCGACCTGACGTTGACGGCCGACGGTGTGGAGGTGTCGCCGATTGAGGGCGACGACAAGGACTTCTTGCAGGGCAAGACGAACCTCGCGTCGAACATCAACGGCTTCTTGGACATCACCGACAACGGCTGGGACGAGATCGAGTTCGCGGCCATCAACGACGGCGGCCACAACATCACGATCCTGCCGGTGGGCAACACGGCCGGCAGTTGCGGATACGTGACGCGACAAATCAGCACGGGCGACTCACGGGCGTTCGACCAGGCCAACGCGGTGTTGCTGAATTGGAGCGGCCAGAACGAGGACGCCACGGACTTCGGGCGGAGCGAGGCGGCCGTCATCACGTCGGGCGAGTGGACGGCCACCGAGGCGGGGTCTGACGCGGGCGACGAGGTGGGCGCCGCGACCACGGACGACACGACGATCATCAACGTACACTGCACGGCGTTCACAGGCTTCACGGACGTCGACGTGCAGATCGAAGAATCCAGCGACGACGGCGGCGCGGACGCATACGCGCAGGTCACGGGCTGGACCATCACGGCCGAGGGCAACTGCACGGCCGGAACAGACGAGGCGGTATTCACCGGGATTGGCTCGGCACAGTTCAAGGTGTCGAAGGCAGTCGAAGCGTACCTTCGCGTCACGATCAGCGACGTGACGGGTGCGGGCAGCATCACGCTATTGGCCGGGCACGCGCTCGCGGCCGGCGACATCTAAGGAGCAAGGGACATGGCTACTCCAGTTCATGGCAAGCGGTACGTCGAGACGTTCAACAGCGTGACGATCTGCTCGGCGACTGCCAACCTCGACATCGCGTCGGACGCGGCGGAAGTCACGACGTCGTGTGACGATCAGAAGGCGTTCCTGCAGGGCAAGTACGGGTGGACCGCCGGCAACGGTGGCCCGGCCGACTTCGCGGACGACGGCGCCGACGAGACGTTGTACACGAACGTCATCGGCGGCGGGAATCAGGCGTTCACGCTGAAGGCGTCAAGCGCAGCGGTGGGCGCAACGAATCCGAACTACACGGGCTCGGCGTTCGTGACGAGCTACGGCCTAGCCTTCGACCAGGCCAACGCCGTCCAGATGAGCACGTCGTACCAGGGCACGGCGGCGCTGACGCGCGCCACGTCGTAACGATGATGTGGGGCTGCGCACCAGCCCTCCACTGCCGGCAAGTTCCGGGCGCCGGCCGACTCACCGCTGAGGTGCGCTCCCGGTGGGTCGGTCGGCGCGAGCGCACATAGGAGCGCACGATGGCAGACGAATACGAGATCGCCGAGGCGGAGACGCCGAAGCCGAAGCGAGTGAAGGTGCCCGACGAGATCCTGGACATGGACCTGCCGTTCGATCCCGAGCGGTATGACATGAGCGACTGCATCTTGGAGACGCGGGCCGGTGACGAGACCACGCCGTTCGAGGATCAGTCGGTGTGGCTCACGCCGTACACGCCCACGAGCGTGACGGAGGCCGGCACGGGCTTCGCGGCATCGTCGGCTGACATGATGGCGGTCAGTTTCGAGCGGCTGCGGCGCGGGCTGTCGCAAGTGGTGGTCTATCACGACCTGACCGACCCGAACACGGGCGAGCCGCTGCCGCAGTGGTGGCGCGATCCCGACGCCGTAGAGGAGGCGCCGAGCCCGGTGCTGTTCTACGCGTGGTCGCTGGCCGTGTCCGGCGAGCCGCCGACGGCGCGCCCAAAAGGATCGAAGCGTGGACGGCGTGGCACCTCTACCCGAAGCTCCACGGCGCGGCGATCCCGGAGCTGAAGGACCGGACCGACCTGCCGCTAGAGATTCGTGGCGACCCTGAACTCAAGGCGCGGCCGTTGCCGCCCGAGGAGTGGACGGTGTGGAACGTGTCGCAGTCGTTTGCGTGTAAGGCCGACGAGGCGTGGGCGCTGCTGGGCAAGCCGCCGCTCACGCCTCGGCAGACACGGCGACTGACGTTCGCGGCGTTGGAGTTGGCGTCGCTGGATCGGGCGTTTGACGCGGTGACGCGCAGGGCGAAGGACCTGAAGTCCGACCAGGTGCTAGCGGTGAACGAAGCGCGCCTGCTGTACGAGGCGGCATGGCAGCCGACGTGGGATCGCATCGCCGAGGAATGCACGAAGGCGCAGGCCGAGGCCGGTACGCTCCCGGAGGGCGCGCAGGTCGCGCCGTTCACGGGCGATGACTTGGCGGCCATGATGTCGGCCGACCAGACCGACGGCGACACGGAGGTCGTGTAGTGGCATCCGCTGCGGAACTTGAGATCCTGTTCAAGGCGGAGCTCGACGCGGTGAAGCGCGACGTCGCGGCGTTGGACAAGGAAATCGACGACATGGGTCAGTCGGCCACGAAGAGCGGCGCCGGCGTCAAGACCATGATCGCCGGCTTCGCCGGGCTCGCGGCCGTCCAGATCGGCGTACAGGCGGCGTCGGCCGGTATCCGCGGCATGGTCGGGCTCGTGAGCGAGTCCATCATGGCCGCGTCGGACCTGAACGAGACGATCAGCAAGACGAACGTCGTGTTCGGCAGTGCGGCGGGCGACGTGTTGGACTTCGGCGAGACCGCCGCAGTGTCGCTCGGCATGTCCGAGAACTCCGCGCTCAGTGCCGCCGCCACCTACGGCAACCTGATCACAGCGATGGGCTTCTCACAAGAGGCGGCGGCGGGTATGTCCACCGACCTCGTGCAGCTTGCGGCCGACCTCGCGTCGTTCAACAACATTGACCCGACCGAGGCGCTTGAGAAGTTGCGGGCGGGCCTCGTGGGCGAGACCGAGCCGCTGAATACGCTCGGTATCAACATGTCGCAGGCGCGCATCGAATCCGTCGCGCTCGAACAGTGCCTGATGCAAGCGGGCACCAAGCTCGGTGACTACAGCGTCGAAGCGCAGCAGA